GTCCTGGTTACTCCAACTGTTTGGCGGCTCGATCCCTTGATGGTCCGCATCCTCGCCTTCTTCCGAAGGCTCCAGATCGGGTTCGTAGGGCTCCTCCTCCTCTTCATCTCCGGTGGCCGGATCTTCCGGTCCGGGCTTCGGGTCATTCGACCCTTGCTCCTCTACCGCGGACGGGTCCTCCGGTAACGCCCGGGTCTCCAGCGTCCGCGGTTGTCGCTTTTTCGGTTTGTCGTCGAGCAAGCCTTCGATGCCCTCCATGACCTGCGCTTCGGTCATGGCGCGGCTGTCGCTCGGCAGCACAGATACGTCGCCGCCCACAGTGGGGGCGTTGTCGCTCATCTGATTTTTCCTCAAGAAAAAGCCCGGCCGAACGCTGCGCGTCGGTACCGGGCGGTTCAGACTTTCTTGCTCGGCTTTAGCTTGGCCAGGCTCTCCGGCCTTTTGTTCCTGACCACTTCGCCGAGCGCGGCGCGGGCCAAATCGAGGGTGGCGTCCGACACCAAGCCTCCCCTAAACCCGGGCAACTGGGTGTTGTCGGCATCCCGCAACACCTGCTGCAGAGCTTTAACCAGCAATTGCCGGTTGGTCAGGCCCTCGACGTTCATGGCGCTCTCGTCACCGAAGAAGTGACTAAATCTACAGTCACGACGGTCACCCTAGGTATCGCGAGTTCCTCACCATCTGTCGTCGCCAAGGGCGATAGCTTGGGCCTGGGATACAGCGCTACCCACACGATACGCAAAGGCTTATCCCGCCCCCTATTAAATCTAATGGCGGCCGCAAAAGCTTTCTCTCGCCAATCAGGATCGTCCTCATAAATGCTTATCATTGCCGCGCCGCCATCCCGGCATTGGCGATCATCACCCGCAGTTCCGCCTTCAAGCTCTCCACCGCCCAGTAGAGCCGGTAAGAAGCCTCGCGCTCCGCCTCATCCCCCGCCCGGCTGTTGCGCCAGGTGTCGGTCAATTTCCGCTCGATCCGGTCCAAGGCTTCGATCAGAACCGGGTTGTCGAGGAGCTTCCTGGCCTCTTCACCCAATTCCCCCTGGCTTTGCGGCACCGGCCGGGTCGAGCGCCAGGGCTTCTTCGCCTCGGCCAGAAATCGGGCAAACCGGCCCCATACCATCAGGCAGGCTTATCCGGTTCCGCCACCACCAGCGACCATTGCCCCTTCATCGTGTTCGCAAAGGCGTCGCACTGCATGCACTGGATGCGGCCATCCTCGTACAGCCAAAACGCCTCGCACTTGCAGTTGCAAACCCAGATCCGGGGCTTGGGCGGTTCCTTCTTGGCGAAAGCGATGACCGTCACGGCCCGCCTTGCCCGTTAGGCGGCCCGACCGGGCGCTGGTCGTAAGCCCCGGCGGCGTATTTCAGCTCGATCTCGCGCTGTTTTGCTTCGCCGGCGATCTTCACCTTGGCCATGCCGACCGCCAGGTTGTTCTCCGCCTTCTGCCGCTCCAGCTCCTTTTCGTACTCGGCCTTGAGGAGCCCCATCTCCTTTTCGTGCTGCAGCTTCTGCTGCTGGATCGCCGCATCGGCCTGGGCTTTCTCGTTGAGCAGCCGCTCCTCCGCCTGTGCCTTGATCACGATCGCCTGAGAGTTGGCCTGCGCCTGCATCTGCTCCTGCTGGATCTTGGCCTGCGCCTTCAGCATCTCGGGATCAGGTGGTTTCGGCGGCGGTGGCGGGCTGCCCGGCGGCGGGCCTTGCCGCGGATCGGCAAAGAAGCTCGATTTGAAGCCGGCGTTTTCCTGCAATGCCTTCAGCGCGTCGTAGACATTCTGCGGGTACACCAGAGGCCCGCCGACACCGCCCTGCTGCTGCACGATGGTGCCCTGCAGTTGGATCACCTGCATCAAATGCTGCAATATCTGGTCGCGGTTACCGGTGCCGAGACCTACCGACACCGTCACCGGCATCTCTTGCCGCCACTCTCTGGGATCGACATTCAGCCAGCCGCCGGTCACCCGAATGATGCGTTCCTGCTGCTGATTTTTCCGAATGAGGCGCATCACCCCACGCATCAACTCTTCCACCCCGTGGGCGAAGATCCGGGCGAACAACTCCACCCGCTGCGCCGCCGATTGCTGCAACATGGCAATCGAGGCGGCGGCGGTATTGTTCAGCGCGTCCGGGCTGATCATCTGGCCCTGGCTCGAGATGCCGGTCCTGAGCTGGGCGATCTCGTCCAGGTATTGGACTAATGGAAAGCTCTTATCGGCGGTAAACGGGATCATCATCGGCTGGACACCGCCCAGCCTTTTGGTCCGCACGATGCCGCCCGGTCTTAGGGTCAGCAAATCGTCGTAGGTGTTCTCGTTGACGCTGTCGTCACCGATCTCGATGCGCGGCCAGTTGGACAGAAAGGCGTTGTCGATCATCTGCCGGATCAGGGTCGACTTGATCAGTTGCAGATCCATCGTCAGATCGGCGAGGCTCTGCCCGACCAATTTGTGGGAGGCGGGGATCGGGCAGATCGAGATAAACGGCACCTCGTCGACGCACTCGATCGCGGCCTTGCCGTCTTTCGTGAGAATGACCATGCCGTTGCCGGCAGTCATCACCCGGTAGAGTTCAGATGTCTTGCCGCCTTCGTCTAACTCCTCGACCGCTAATTTGCAGTAGTTCTCCTCGACCCAGATCTCCCTGCGGCTGCCCTTGGCGTTGCCATGCGGCCAATCCTGCTCCTCGCTGTGCCGCTCGACCCGCTCCATGCTGTATTCGGCACTGTCATCCATCGGCACCAGGTCAAGACACTTCTGGTCGTAGCCCTGCTGGACGAGATCGCTATAGGTCCAGCGCCGTCGGTGGCTGAGGAACGGGATATCGCCGCGTTTGGCCCGGCGGGAGAACAGGATCTCCTCCGGCGGCACGTTCTGGATGCGCACAACGCCGTGCTCGCGGGTGACCCGCAAGGTACAGTCGTACAACTCAACCGGCGGAGGCGGCAGTGGCGGCATCAAATTCGGCGCGATACCTGGAGTCGGACCGGCTAAACCTGGAGGCGGCAATGGCAGTCCTGGGATTGGCCCTGGACCAGGCGATGCCTGACCCGCGATGCCCGGCATCGCTGGTGACCCGCCTGGGACAATGCCTGGAGGCGGCGGAACTGGCATTGGAGGCGGTCCAGGCGGCCCAGGCTGCATCGGCAAAGGAGGAGGCGGAGCAGGAGGCGGCACAAAAGGCCGGTCCATCGTGAACTCGTCCGCGTCCTGGGTGTATTTCGTCAGCTTGACGACTTCGATGTCCTCATCGTCACCCAACAGCGCGTCGTATTGCTCCTTGGTCAGGCCGGTATACGTATAAGTCTCGGTGGTCTTCTGGGTATCCCAATAGTATTTAACCCAACCCAAGCGTTCGAGCAGAGCGTCCTTAAACCAGTCGTGGAGCAACATAAACCCGTTATTGTCGCTCATCAGGGTGTAATTGAGGTAATCTGTAGCTTGTCGCGCTACGCCTTCCATTCCCGGACGCGGCGGCTCGACAATGCATAGCTTGTCTGATGCCGTGAAAATCCTGATAAGCGCCGGAATGACCCACTCCACCGCCTCCAGCACGGTGCGCATGACGACTTGGCTGCGGTCGTCCACCTCGTTGCCGAACAATTCGCCGTTGTAGTACCGCATCGCCTGCATGCGGTCGTGGCTGAGCTGCCCGCCATCCTTGCCTAAGGCGCTGTCCAGCTCTTCCTGGATGACCCTTTTGACGTTCTCCTCGTCCAGTTCGTCCAGATCGAGACCCTGGACGATCTCCTGCGGGCGTTCCGGCTGTCTCTTTCCCGCAGGGCGCATGCTGCCCGGCAGATCATCGCCGGCAAAAGCCGAGCCTAGGGTCCGGTAACCGTCGCTCATCGGTTAGCCGTCAGTTCCTTAACCGCCCACATGCAACTCTCCTCCAGCGCGGTCAGAGCCAAGGCGCGATACCGCCCACCCGGCAGCTTGTCGAGCATCGCCTCCACCAGGGCATAACCGTCCTTCAACTCGTCGTGTGCCGTCTTTTCTTCCTCGCTCAGCGCCCGGTAGCGCGGCCGAAATCGCGACAACGGCTCCTCCTCATCAGCGCTCTAGCGCGCGTCCGGCGGGCCGTCGTAAACATTAGGCATGAGAGCTATTCCCTGGTTATTGGCGGAGCCGTACCGCGTGCAAGTCCCCGGCTACGAGAGCACTTACGGCGACAACTTCGGGGTGTTCCTAATCCCGCACACACGAACCGGCGTGAGGTTGCGGGTGATGGCGCAATCCGGCACCAATTCCCGTGATGATCTCGGAGACGCCTACGCCTGGGACCACGTCAGCGTATCGCTGCCAAACCGCATCCCGAACTGGACCGAAATGGCGTTCGTCAAATCGATCTTCTGGGCCGACGACGAAACCGTCATGCAGCTCCACGTTCCGCTCGCCGAGCACCGCAACCTGCACCCGAACTGCCTGCATTTATGGAAGCCGCTGAACGAGCGCATCCCGATGCCGCCGAGTGAGATGGTCGCTTGATCACTTCTTTCGGGCTGCTTTCTTGCCTTTAGCCGTGACCTTGCTGCCCTGCATCAGGCCAATCTTGTTCAAGGTCGCGTAAACCCGCGGATCGCCCTTGCCATAGCGCGATGCGAGCTTGTCCTCGACATCCGCCACCGCGGTCTTCTTACCGCTCGGCGTCCGTCGCGGCATCAGCGCGGTCCGGGCGGCCGACCCGGCCCCCGGCGGGC